GCTGTGTAGAATCCCTCAATGCTGAGGTCTTGTAGACCGCTATCAATTAGGTAGAAGTGTGAGTTGATAAACTCAATAGCCTTCTCTGTCTCCTCATCTGTAGCAGTGAGATGGTCATTGATTAGGAATGGCTTACGCAGGTATACCCAAAGTAATTCTGCAAACACCTCAGTAGGTGAGCCTGTCTCGGGAGTATATACTGCCCACTTCCAACCGCTAAACTCTGATAGGTTCATCATTAGTTCAAACCCGAACTGTGATTTACCTTGATGCGCCCCAGCATAGATGTATGTGGTGCTACCTTTCTTAACTGAATACTTGTCAAACAAGGAATCAAATCCTGTCCAAGCACCCTTCTTAACTCCTTCCTTGCGTAGTGTAGACAGTGAGTCTACTACGTCCTCTGCTTTGTAAATAATGTTTCTCATTGCTCTTGTTTTTTATTCTCCAAATTCTTTGCTGTAATCTTCCTCTTTGTGTGAAAAGCTATTGCTTATTTCCTTACGATAGAACTCTTCTGTGATATGGAAATCGTAAACGCTTTTGCCTGTTGCTCCTACAAACGACATCATCTTTGCTATCATCTCGGGATTGCGATTGATGTGGTCAAGAGACTTTGCTCTTGTAACAAACTGAAAGGGTCTGTCCTTTGTACCTTGATACATATTGGTGTATCCGTTACCACGCTTCTTCTTCCAAGCAAGGCGTACACCAACGTCATAAATCATTTGTCCTTCGTCACTCATATTACATTTTTATTAATCGTAACCTTCTCTGATACTTACGGATAAGTAGTGCTGAGTTGGTTAGTTGGTTTTGAATATCTTCACTCCACCCAAATCTACTGGCGTGTAGTGTTATGTTTACTTGGTCTATCATTAACATCTCCAAGTATTTCTGTATCTCTCTTATGTGTCTCCTCTTCCTCATCATAGCTCTACAAATTTATATTTATTTGGGTCAGTCCTATACATTGTTTGTGTCCAATCCTTTCTACTGTCGTATACATCTGCCTCAAACCAATGCTCATACATTGATGAAGGAACTACGATAGCGTGTGTTAGCTGTGTGTTTACCAAGAAGTAGGCACTCGGTTTAACCTCGTGTCTATCATATGACTTTTTAGCACAAACTATTATACTGCTCCAAGGTATTTCATCGTGAGAGGTGAAGTCAAAAGATTGGTGTTTGACCTCAATGATTTCTTTCTTACCATCTCTGTGTAAGATTATATCTCCCTCATCTATGAAGTCCCTGTACTCTTTCTTTGAACCTGCAATATGTAGGGCGGGTACAGTAACTGTCATCTTCTTGCTGTGCAGGTACATTGCTACACGCCAAACCGCTGCGTTAGACTTACCCAGCTTCTTCATATAATCATCCCAAGCTTTATTTGTCATCCTTTCTCCATTTGTAAATTAGGTAGCCGTTCCAAGCTAATACTATAAAACATCCTACAACATCCTCAAGTGTCATCTCTCTTTGTTGTTAAAGTAATAGGGGGGCCGAAGCCCCCCATCACTATTTAGAATGGCATATCATCACCATCATTCACAGCTTGTGCCTTCGGCTTACCTGTGTACTCTCCTTGCAATTGGATGTACTTACCGCCATCACGCTTGTCCTTAATCTCAAGGTTGACCCAGCCCTTTTCATTCTTGCTGTTAGTCAATACCTCAAAGTCCTGTGGACCTAAAGCTACCTTTACAATTTCACCGAACTTAGTGGTGATTACACTTGTCTTTCCAACGAATACTTTGTCGTTTGCCATCTTGATTTTTGTTTAGTTACTTGTTAATAGTTCTTTTAAATGCTCGTACCTTTCCTCCATTGCGCTGACTTTACCAGCCATCTCATTGAGTCTGTTTACGTTTACTTCATTTGAATGCTCATAGCCTTCAACAAATGCTTTGACTTTCTTGTACTTGATTAGGTACTTTTTGTCAGCCATTCGGTTATCGTGTGAGCCGATATATACCGATACTCCTTTATGGTCAATGCTCAATAGCCTCGCTATCTCACGAACACCATAACCATAATCATTGAACACAGCACAGGCAATGCCCTTAGCTAATGCTACTTCTTTCTTCTTACTGTTAGACATAATGTCTGATATAGCTACACCACTAATGGTGCTTGTACCCGAGATGATAACATTCTCAAGGCTACTATATGACATCAATGTCTGCGCTGTATGGTTTAAATTCTCCATTGATAAATAATCTTTCGTAAAGGTTAATTGATTCTTCTAACTCTTGCTCACCTCTTGCAAGGAAAGCATCACCTGCTTCGTATATGCCTACCTCATAAGGGAACTCTTTCTGTACAACTAAGAAGTAGAACTTATCTACATTGAAGATAGTCTTGTACAAGTATGCTTGTTGTGCATAGTTGAAGAAAGCGTTACGCTTAAACTTGTGCATTGGGTCACGAGTGGTTTTTAAATCCACAAGGTAGTTGTCTACACCATTCCAAGCTAAGGCATCAGCCTTACCCTTGACCTTCACGACATTGCCTTGAGCGGTATGGTAGTCCATTATTCCTGGTACTTCGGGAGTAAACTCAAGACCCATAATCTCCTTGACAGCATCAACCTTCATCAGCTTGTCATACATACCTTCAACAAGGTGGAAGTCATTCTTGGTTAGTGCAATGGTCTGTGGATTCTCAGCACGGAACTCCTTGTAGTCGTTACCTCTGCGCTGACCTTCCCAACCAATGTAGTTTACCTTGTCCTCCAAGAACCTTGCGTGCAACGCACGACCTACATCAAACGCTGAGGTATTAGGCTGTGACCATTTACCTTTGTGCCATAGGTTGAACTTGGTAGGGGATTCTTTCATTAGCTTGAGGGAACTATTGGACAGGTATTCCCTGTCCGCATAGTACACCTCATCATCATTAAACCTTTCTAATATATCCATTATCCTAATAGTTGCTTACGCTGTGCAGCAGTCACTTGGTACTTGCCTAATGCAGACTCTACCATATCACGCTTACCATCTGCGATAGCCTTCTCCATCTTAGTCATAACCTCTTTGGTTAGCTTAGGCTTAGATGCTGGGGCAGGTGCAGGAGCAGAGTTTCTGCCGTGGTCATTGGTAGCATCGGGGTCTTTGGTATCATCAATAAGGAACATACCATTGAGTGCATACTTACGAGCGTAAGATGAACTTGCTCCAAAGCACTGTGCGATATCCATACCCTTACGATTAGGGTCAATACCTGCTTGTGCAGTTACTACTCTGTCTACTTCTCCATCAGATACCACAACCATAGACTCAATGTATGGGATACCAGCTACCTCAGCTACTGAATCTGAGATTTGCATAGTCAAACCATTAGTTGCAAGTAAAGGCTTTACTGCTTCCAAGATATCCTCAGCACTGCGGTAGTTGTAGTTACCGAACTTGTTACGTTGTCCCTTCGGAGCTTTGAGTTCCGACTGAACTTTAATTAGGGATTTGTTTAAATTGCTCATATAAAAATTGAATTGATTACTACTAAATTACACCAATATATTAATTACTGACGTAAACATTGTTAATTTTTTTCAGTACCATCCTCAGTACATCCTTCTTGTTCTTGCTGTCAAGCATTGAGTTGAGGAGTAGGTCGCTGATTGTATCAGCTATCTCATCCTTAGTCTCGTTGCTGTTAGGCATCACTTCATCAAAGATTAATGCCCACTTGTTTATCTCATCTATATACTGAACATCACGATAGTGCATAGCGTTGTTCACGACCTTGCTACAGTGCAACACAGTGGCGTGGTTCTTGCCAACCATCCTACCCAAGTGACTCGGGCTTTGATTATACTTTTGGTGGAGTATTGACAAAAGACATTGCCTTGCTATAATTACGCTCTCTCGTCTCGTCTTTTCTAACGGGTTCAAGTTGTATTGCAATTTGTAACTTGCTACGAGATGGGCTAACGTACTTTCCATCAGCCTCTTTCTTTCCATACTTCTCTTCATTCTCATTTAGGACTCCTATAAATTTCTTAATTCTTCTGATTGCCTTCTGCTTTGCAAGGTGTACCTTGCGTACACTTGTATCTGTATCTGTAGCCAGCTCCTTCATAGAGGACTCGCCAATCACACACTCCATTAAAGCTCTGCGTTGTAGGTATGGTAGGTTAGTCTCTGCATAATCTCTTACCACATCAATGAGGTTATCTATCTCTTTGGTATCTGCTATTGCATTGGCTTGGTACTTACTGTACTCATCATCACCATCACCATAGGTTACCTCACTCTCGTTGCGTACCTCTAAGTTCTTCTCGTTAGCTGAAAGGGAATTGGAATAGGAGTTGAGTATTGCGTATCGGAATGAGGACATAACGATGCCTGTCATATGCGCCTCGTTCTCAAACTCCTCATCTCTATTCACTAACCTCATTACATTAAGCACTGCTAAGTGGCTGGCTCTCTCTACTACCTCATCATTGTGGAAGGAGTACCCGTAATACTTTGCACAGAAGTGCAGGAACCTTCGGTCCGCAGGGAACCAATTGCGTAAGTCTCTCTCTGTTATCTTCATCTCTGTATACTATTATTATAATTACTAATACTATTACTTAGTAATAACCCTAAAGGTTATTACTTATAATACTATTATTAGTTATACTATTAGTATAAAGGCTACTAACATACAACATAAATTGGTATTCTGCATCTATGAATTGGTCTAAATTAGAATTGGTTATTAACATCTTCATCCATTTTTTCGTTCATAACTTGACTAAGCAACTTAGTCTTTAGGTTGAGAGCATCTACTGTACCATCGTATTTTAGTTTGAGACTACGATACTCATTCCTCGCTCTCTCTATCGTGTCTCGGTAAGTAACCATATCTCTGGTTCTTGTCTTGTGGGTTTCCACAAATTGCTCAAGCTGTAGGAGGACTTTGATTAAATCATTGTCCTCCTTTGCTTTCTCAGCTAACTCACCCAGCACCCAATACAGGTTGCTTAGGTCAGCACTGATAAGTAAATCATCTTTTATATTCATTAAGTCCAACTGTATTTAGTTATAGGGTAGAAGTCATCCGAGTCTTCTACACCCTCATAGTTATCCATATACTTCCAACGGTGTTCATCACTATCATAATACACCTCTCTGTTGTTATACTCGTCTACGAAATCGGGTTCTTCCTCTTCCCATATCTCTTCCGAGCTGACAATGTATACACCATAAGCATTTGATTCTTCCTCACCTACGATGTTGAAGTCAAGGTTAGGGTACGCATCAATCATCTTTTGAATCACAGGAGTAGGGAATGCCCAAGCCGTTCTTAGATTGTACTCGTGTTCAAAAGGGAAACCATCTACACTGATAGCCATCTCATCATCACACACAGCATTCCACTTTGTACCCCAATTATCTATATTCCAACGATACCAATTAGGTAGCCCTTGTGATTCCAACTCCTTCTCTTTGTCGGTAGATAGGTTGTCTCTATACAAGTTCTCTGGCTGAGGTATGAAGTGGTTGAAGTCAAACTCACGACCTTGTGTTTCAAATTTCTCAGAGCCTTTTACGTTCTCCACGAACTGCTCTACATCTTTCTTTTCTCCGCTCACGTTTAGTGAGAAATTAAACCAATTAGGCATATCAATCTTCTTTTAAAATTCCTACTTTCATTACTGCGTTTCTTTTGTGGTGCATTATCATAGCCATACGAGCCTCTTCAATAGTCTCAAAGTCTTGCTTGTAGTTGGCTACATCACCCTCCCATTCTACTGTGTACGTTAGCTTACTCATAGTTCTCAATTAAAAATTCATCTGTCTTTAGGTATCTACGCTTGTTGGTTGTTATGCGTACAATGTTGTCTGGGATAAGCGAAGTGTAACGCTTACGATTATTGTCCCACACTGTAAGCACATTAGGGTTACTTACACCCGTTCCTTTTACGAACTTAGATACTCCGAACCGACCATTGATTTTGGTCAGCTCTCCGTTCTTCTTGCGGTACTCTGCACCGAAGATTGTTCCTTTGCTTTGTAGCTCTGCGACTACCTCATTGAAATACTTTACCATTACTCTTCTAATTTTATGTTATAAATATTACACACTCTCTTCAACAGGATTTCTGTGTAGTGCTGTTTATCTGAGGACATTTCCTGTGTCATCCCCATACTCCATAGATAATCTATGGCTTCCATACAATCTTTCTTTGTTACTTGATTTATCATTGCTCTAATTTTTCTGCAAGTTAATACTTATTTTTTAAACCACCAAGTGTAGATGGAGATTCTTTTCTCCACCCACTTTCTCAGCCTCCTCATTATGCTCTAAGTTTATTAATTAATTCCTCTACAACATCCTCAACTATCTCAGTAATATCTGGGTATGCACCCGTGTTATTTCTGCCTTCATCAGTTAGTGCCTCTAACTTATTCTCAACTAATTCCTGCAAGGTATCTCTGTTCTCAATCTCCTGCATCACAAGGTCAAAGACAGTGTCTGCAATCTCAGAGTAATCCGTATCTACATCAAGGTCATTATTGATATCATCAATATCACAGTATGCTGTATCACGAACAATATCTTCTGCATCGCTATAGTTAATCTTATCCTCTACTTCATACTTCATATCACTTACCTCACTATCAAGGTTATCCACCTTGTCATCTACATCTGCGTATGACGCATCTAAGTAGTCCAACTTCTGTTGTAGTTTGTTTAGTTGTACCTCTAAGGCAAACTTCTCTTCATTGATTCCTAACCAATCTCTTAATACATTTTTCATAGTTTCTATTTATTTAATAATTCTTTTTGTAAATCATTTATCAATAAACCTATTCGCAATCCCATTTTGGTTTCATCGTATTCAAATTTATCCTCTAAATCATAGAGTAAATCAAATAATTTTGTTACCGTACTATTTTTCATAGTTTCTATTTATTAATTGTTAAAGTAATTATCCGTTCTCATTGCGCCATCACTTATAGCTTGGCGGTATGCTACCTCTTGAACATTGTAATTGTCCATAGCCGTTTGTCTCTGTGCGAACTCGTTTATAACGATATCCATTAGGAATTGCTGTTCGCTGTCTGTTGGGTAAAATGTCTGTTTCATAATCTTAATATAATTCATTTTCTACACAGCTATATACTAAGTCTGTGTCCTCATTCAATTCATCTAACTCTAATTCCGTAGCTTCTCGCCACTCCCCGTTTTGGAAAATACTTGCGCTTTCAATGTAAGCATCACAAAAGTCTGGGTAGTCAGCAGTATCTATACCTTCTATCACAAAGTCTGAGGCTACTAAGCCACTTAATAATTTAATCTCCATATCTATTCTGCGTTTTCTATTTCTGTTATTTCAAATCTGTGCGTATCTGCTACCTCTATAATCTCTATGTCTCCATCGTACATAGCCTCTAACAAATACTCCTCGCTATCCTCATTCCAAAGAGTTACCCTGCGGTTCACTCTTACTTTCACTGTGGCTTCAATCCACACATTTCCAATCTGTTCCATATCATTTAATTTCTTGCAATGTATAACTTGTTTTTATCTCTTCCAAATATTTTTAATCATTACCCATATTATGGCTTGAACCTCATAACCCTTGAGCGCATACTCTTGGGCAACACTTGATGTGAGCATCTCAATCCTGCGGTATTGTGCAATGGTACAACTCTCCACTGCATCAAACACACCATCATTAGGCACACCTACACACGCTCTCAAGTGCCACTTGTCTATCGTTATATGCTCTGGGGATAGTAGGCCCACGTTCATAGCAAAACTATGTGTCTTGGGACTCTTACGAACAAGGTCTACCTTACCATCTAAGTAGTCAAAAGCCTTTCTCTTGTTTGCACTATAGGTACATACCTTTACTTGGTCAGCGTTA